CACAGGTGAAACAAGATACGGAGATGGTATCACACCTAATATGACATACAAAAAAGAAGTAGATGAACTAGTAGCTCACAAAGAACGTTTACCTTGGGACGAGCTACGTGAAAGATTAAGAAACAGTGGTATACGTAACAGTACATTGATGGCACTAATGCCAGCTGAAACATCTGCACAAATAAGCAATAGTACTAACGGTATTGAGCCTCCACGTGCCTTTGTAAGTGTTAAACAATCAAAACATGGTGTTTTAAAACAAGTTGTACCAGGTTATGCACGTCTAAAGAATAAATATGATCTGTTATGGCAACAAAAGAGTCCAGAAGGTTATTTAAAGATTATGGCTGTTTTACAGAAATATATTGATCAAGGTATATCGGTAAATACAAGTTATAACCCAGAGTTTTTTCCAGATGAAAAAATTCCATTAAGTGTTATGCTACAACATCTTGTAATGTTTTACAAGTATGGTGGCAAACAGTTGTATTATTTTAATACATATGACGGTCAAGGTGAGATTGCATTTGAAAGCAAACCACTTAAAAACCGTGAAGACTTTGAAACAGACGAACAGTACGACGACTATTGTGAGAGTTGCGTAATATAGGAAGAGAGATAAATGGGCGTTATTAATGTAAAGAATGAAAAGTATCATACAGAAGCAAATGCTTTCTTAGATGGTGATTTAGGATTTCAAAGATACGATACTTTAAAATATAAACAATTTGATAAACTAACTGATAAACAGTTAGGTTTTTTCTGGAGACCAGAAGAAGTTGATGTAAGTAAAGATGCTAAAGACTTTAAGGATCTTACTGAGCATGAACAACATATCTTTACGAGTAATTTAAAACGTCAAATCCTATTAGATAGTGTTCAAGGTAGAGCACCTAATGAGGCTTTTAGTCCTATTGTAAGTTTACCAGAATTAGAAAATTGGATTATTACTTGGACATTCTCAGAAACTATTCATAGTAAGAGTTATACACATATTATTAGAAATGTATATGCTGATCCTACAAAGATTTTTGATCAATTAACAGATAGTCAAGAAATTTTAGATTGTGCAGATGATATTTCTAGATACTATGATGATTTAATTGAACTGACTAGTTATTACAATTTATTAGGATTAGGAAAACATACAGTCAATGGTAAAACAGTAAATGTTGATATGTATGATTTAAAAAAGAAATTATGGTTAACATTAAATAGTGTTAACATTTTAGAAGGAATTAGATTTTATGTTTCCTTTGCTTGTAGTTGGGCGTTTGCTGAACTTAAGAAAATGGAAGGTAATGCAAAAATTATTAAGTTTATTGCACGTGATGAAAATGTTCACCTTGCAAGTACGCAATATGCGTTAACAAAAGTATTACCAAAAGAAGATCCAGACTTTGAAAAGATTAGAGAAGAATGCAAAGATGAAGTTACACAAATGTTTGTAGATGCAGTAGATCAAGAAAAAGCATGGGCAGACTATTTGTTTAAAGATGGATCAATGATTGGTCTTAATGCAAAACTATTACAAGATTATATTGAGTGGATTTGTTGTAAACGTATGACAGCATTGGGTATGAAGTGTCCATATAGCCCAGGTCAAGCAAACCCTCTACCATGGACACAAAAATGGATTGCAGGAGCAGAAGTCCAAGTAGCACCACAAGAAACAGAAATTAGTAGTTATGTTATTGGTGGTGTTAAAAAAGATGTATCTGAAGATACATTTGAAGGAATGAGTTTATAATGATTGAGATATGGGGTAAACCACAATGTGGTTATTGCGATGCCGCAAAAAGATTATGTGAATCGAGAAAATTTGAATTCGTCTACAAACAGTTAGGCGTAGATTTTAATAGGGAACAAGTTTTTGAAAACTTCCCTGAAGCTAGAACATTTCCACAAATTAAAATACATGGTAAAATTGTAGGTGGATATGATCAGTTTCTAAAATACATAGAAGACACTGGTTACACAGGAACTGGTGATTCAATAGGTTAATATATGTTAATTGAAACACAATACAAAGTAGGTGATGTAGTAAGTATAAAACTTTCGTCTGGTGAAGAAATGATTGCAAGATTAGATTCAGAAACAGACGAATGGCTTACTTTAGCAAAGCCTTACATACTAGTTGCCGCACAAAACGGCATGGCCTTAGCGCCTTATATGTTTACCGTTAGTCCAGATACTAAGATCAAATTAAAGATAAATAGTATTATATGCATAGTTAAGTCTGCTAAAGACGCAAGTGATATGTATATCAAACAAAGTACAGGATTAACAGTAGCAAATGCAACCAGTTCATAGACACGGAGATAAACGTTCATGTGGTGCAACAACAGAAGCACAAGGGCATAGCAACGTTCATGTGAATAATCAACCTATAAGTGTTGATAGAGATCCGAACAGTCATGGCGGCGGTGCTCTTAATGCACAATGCAAAAATGTATTTGTAGGCAACAAATTAGTTGTTGTCGTCCCAAACAATTCAGATGCAGATAGACTGTGTCCATTACCTGGACATTGTAATCCAAAATCAGATAGTGGAAGTCCAGACGTTTACATAGGACAATAATATGAGTGTAGGTGATTTTAAAGACGGTTTAGAAGATTTTAATGATTACATTAACGGTACTAAAGTTGATATACCAACTGGTCAAGTTGATGTAGATATTAATGACGGTACAATCACTGCACAAACTCAAGCATATAGTTTAAAAGAAATTATTTGTAGTTTATTAGCAGGTAACGGAATTAAGTTACCCAACCTACAAATATGTTTGAAAGTTAATCTTGGTAGACTAATACCAGAAATTCCAGAAGCATTAGGAGATTTAAGAGAAGCATTAGAAGATGCTGAAAAAGCTCTTGATGACTTTATTGCACACACAAATATTGACAATGCATTAGGTAGATTAAATTCTGCCGTTGCTGAATTTGCGGCCATTGCAAATATGATTAACTTCTGTGGTACACCAGTTGTACCTAGAGCTATTCCAAATGTTTTAAGAGATGCAATGGGTAGTTTCGTAGGAGCAGGTAAAGGTATACTTGATACACTAGGAACTATGGCAGATGGTGATATTGGTGGTTGTATAGGAACAGATGGAAAGTTTAATCCTAACTTATTTACAAGTGGTATATTAAAACGTTTAGGTGATCAATTTGATAATCTTGCAAATTTACCTGACAACATCAAACAAGGTTTTATTGATGACCTAAATGCTTTTAAAACTGACATAGAAAACTTAATTGAATTTGAAAATAATTTTAAAGGTTCAAGTTCAACAGGTGGTAGTATTTTTGCTCCTACAACAAGAGTAAACACAAATGTTGGTGTAGCAGTAGATAATGAAAATATGACACTAGCGAAAAGTCAACAGTATGCTAGTAACTTACAATCTCTATACAATAGTTTAAAAGCATATGAAGTTGATGCAGATGGAAATAATATCTTTCATTATTTACTTGAACCAGAATTAGTAGCAAAATTAGAAAATGATGGTAGTCCTACAGTACCATTAGCAGATAGAGAACCTATATATGATCATTGTAATAGAGTTATAGGATATACTCAAAGAGAAATACAAACAGTACAAGAAACAAGTGTAGGTGATCCTGCACAAACTAATACACAACCAGGTTTAGCAGGTTTAGCAGAAAGTGGAACAGTAGTTACAAGTCCACCAGCAACAACAACAAACCTAGGTGGTGGTGGAAGTGTATCAAGTGCAAGTTCTTCAAGTTCTACTAGTGGAATAACAAATGCACAATTACAAACTACACTATCAAATTATGTAACAAGTACACAGTTACAAACAGAATTAGCAAATTATCAGCCTTCAATAGATTTAAGTCCATATGCATTAAAGACAGAATTATTTTCTGGAGAATATTCAGACTTAACAAACAAACCAAATTTATTTGATGGAAACTATAATAGTTTAACAAATACACCAACTATACCAACAGACATTAGTCAGCTAACAGATAACAATAACTTATTATCGTCAGGCGGCGGTAGTGGAAGTTATCCATCAAACCCAACATTTACAAGTATAACAACAAATGATCTTACAGTCACAGGAACAGGTAACATAGTATTCGCAAGTGGTAATAATTTATCACTAACTGCGGCACAACGAGTAGAAGTAACAGGAAAGGTGCCAATGAAACTTGCAACAATGACAACAGTAGAAAGAAATCAAATAGCATCACCTGAAAGTGGTGATATGATTTACAATACTGACACTAACAAGTTTCAAGGTTATGCCAATAATGCATGGGTAGATTTAAATTGATAGAACGTGAATACATTGTAACATTAAAAAAAGATGTTGACTATCAAAAGTTCAATGAAGAAATGATACAGTCAACAGGTTCTGGTGCTATTCCTAATAGAGCAGTAGATGTAGCTGATGCTAGACCAGGTAGTAAAAGAAATACACACTACGCCTTAACTGAAGCAGAAGTAAATCAATTAAGAAACGATCCCAGAGTAGATGCGGTAGAAATCCCACCAGAGCAAAGAACAGATATTTCACCTGAACTTTTAGCTATACAAACAGGAAATTTTTCAAAAACAACATCTGACAGTGGTGCTTATATGAATTGGGGAATGCGTAGATGCATAGAAAAAGATAATCCTTATACATTCTCAAGTCCAAGTAGTAATGAGTTTGCTTATACATTAGATGGAACTGGAGTAGACGTAGTCATACAAGATACTGGTATACAAGTAGGACACCCTGAATTTGATGATGCAGATGGTAATAGCAGAATAAAACAGATAGACTGGTATGCAGAAGCTGGAGTAAGCGGAACGATGCCATCTAATTTTTACTCAGATTACAATGGTCATGGAACACACGTTGCAGGTACAGTAGCAGGTATAAATTTTGGCTGGGCTAAAAATGCACACATTTATGCAATGAAAATACCTTTAGGTAGTGGTGGAAGTGGAATTCAAATTACACAGTCATTTGATCTTATAAAATTATGGCATAGAAATAAACCTATCACAAGTACAGGATATAGAAGACCAACTATAGTCAATATGAGTTGGGGATATGGTAGAACTTTTAGTAGTATCCAAGGTGGTAACTATAGGGGAACTAATTGGACTGGAACTAGTAAAAGAACTGATTATGGAATGGTAGGAAGTTCATTCTATAGTAGACACCCAGTAAGATTATCAGTATATGATGCAGATGTTGACGAAATGTCCGATGAAGGAATACACGTATGTATAGCGGCAGGTAATTCTAAACAAAAAATTGATAATGTAGGAGGCGTAGATTATAATAATTATTACAACACTAGCAGTTTTGGTGGAGGAAGTAGCAGAATATATTATCACAGAGGTGGATCACCCTTTGGTAATAATGCTATGATAGTTGGTAATTTAGATAGCAATGAACATAGTGGTGGACTAGAACAAAAAGCAAGTTCAAGTGAAACAGGTCCAGGAATTACAGTATATGCACCAGGAACAAATATAATGAGTGCCTGGAGAAGTTCAGGAGGCTCAACATATCACCTTAATAGTTCATATAAACAAAACAATATTAGTGGCACAAGTATGGCAAGTCCACAGGTTTGCGGGTTAGGTGCTTGTATACTACAATTAGAACCTTATCATACTGCTGAATCATTAAAACAGAAGATTAGAAACTTGGCAAGCCAAGATAAAATATTTTCAACAGGTCAAGATGATGATTATACAAACAGTAGATCCATACTAGATTCGGCGAATAAACTGCTATATACGCCTTTTAACAGTGGTTATCCTATAAAGACTAGTTAATGTACACAAACAAAAAAACCAATAAAAAACCAATAAAAATAACATTTCTTGGTTGACAAAAGAAGCTCTTGCCTGTATATTAATACTTAATAACTTAACTAATGAAAGAGGTAAACTATGTTTAGAGTAATTTTTACAATAGCTCTGATAATGGGAATAACAAGTTCTGCAATGGCAGGACAAAAAGCAACACATCAAACATCTTTAGATGTTGCACAAGATAATCTACAACATACATTAGTATGTTTACCAGATAGTGCGACAGCTACAGTAAGTGGTGTATATAATGAAGTAATAAGTAAGCAAATACTTAATTCAAGTATTATAAGCAACAAACCATCAATTTGGTTATATACTAACGAGTACAAAGTAGTACAAGATGTTGGTGGACCAGATCATAAATGGATTGGTGTTAAAAATGTTAATGGTGTAGAAACTGTAGCAGAAATGGATTTTTCTACTATGACTCATACTATTACATCAACTTCAAGTAATACCGTAGGTGTACTTGTAAGTAAGTGCCATCTTCCTTATAGAAATTAAAAGGAAATGGCCCATGGCAACTAAAGGCTAATATAGATAAGAGTAAAATAATATGAGAGCAACAAAATACGAAGACGGGATCAAAAGGATTAAAACTAAGATTGAAGTACCTATGTGTGTTGAAGATGTTAGTAATTATATCCTGAGTGCTCTTACAAGTAATATTGTAGATTTAGCAAAAATTCAAAAACTAAATAAAAGAGAATTATTGCAGTTAGCAAAAGACGAAGTAAGAGAGAAAGGTACCAAACAAATATCAGTAGAAACTGTTGATAATGATACCAAAGTCATAGTAAAGAACTATGTAAAGCAGATGTTTCCTGAGTTACAGTAGTGGGCGATGACATTATCAGTAGGTACGATAAATTGACCCAAGAAATTGACGAAATATATAAAAGGTCAGATGATTTAATTGGGGCGTTTATGGACGAACAAGACACTATGATTGATCCTTGGTCTCAAATGGAAGATGTACTTGGAGTAGACATATTACTACAAGTGGCAAAGGTTAATAAAGAAGTTCAAAACTGAACTAAATAAGTTTATGCTGGCATAGCTCAGCTGGTAGAGCAACTGATTTGTAATCAGTAGGTCCGCGGTTCGAATCCGTGTGTCAGCACCATTATTGAATTGCCCTTGTGGTGGAATTGGTAGACACGCAGGTCTTAGGAACCTGTGCTTCACGGCGTAAGAGTTCGAGTCTCTTCGAGGGCACCAAATCGGGTTGTGCCGTAATACACACGTTAACACTCACGGTTAAGTGTTAAGGACTATAAAACAAAATATGATAAACACAAAGGATAAAACAGGACAGGGCCCTTTTGAAATAACCCGCCCAACGAAGGACATACTAAACAAAGAATAAATACAAAGAAGACTAAAACGAAATACAAGAAAGGAATTTATGTTGAAAGAAATCATGATTAAAGCGGCAAAGAATCACGCCCAAGCTGAAATTGATCTACATAAAGCTAACATCGAAGTTTATATGCAACAGGTAGTAGGCATTGGTGAACATTCAGATATAATTGAAACGATCCAAAAAGAATTAGACAAAATGGCTACTGCACATGATAGACTTGAGATGCTTAACAAGTATTTCAATGATTAAAAATTTAATTAAGTTAACACATTTAGGTGTGTTAACTTTCCTTGTGGGGGATTAGCTCAGTTGGGAGAGCGCCTGATTTGCATTCAGGAGGTCGCAGGTTCGACTCCTGTATCCTCCACCACTTAAAAGAGATTCAAATGGATATAATCATATACCAAAATAACACAGGTTCAGCACCAGCAATTCACTGGTGGTTATCACAAGAATTAAATATAGGTCCAGAACTTTATGCATTCAATGATGGATATTGTAGACCTAGAGGACATCATGTAGGTGGTGTAGTTATTGAAGATAGTCAATCACCTTATCACGAAAAACATAGACAATCAATTAACTTACTAGAATCACAAAATGAAGAATCAAAACACGAAACACAACACCTTGTAGTAGATGGTAAATTAGTAAAGCCAGAAACAAAACAACAAGGAACTATTAACGTAACAAGACCTTTTATCAAAGATAAAGGTAAATTTGATTATTTTGTTTGGAGTAATTACGGTGGTAATTTACTTAATCCAGAAACTATAATTCAAGCTGATAAAACGTTATTAGTTGATAATAGTGTCCAAGAGCAGATGTTTTTTTATATAAGTCAGTATGCATTTGCTTGGATAGAAACTCCAGATGATATAATTGAACAAACTGAATCATGGATAAACGAACATACTAGTATAGAAAATTGGAAAGAAGTATGGTATAAAAAGTATCATGATAGTATGTTACAAAAATGGAAAGATGGTGATTTAAAATATATGTGGCAATTAAATTTTGCACACAACGATTTAAGAAATGCATTAGAAGATGGTAAAGACGATATTGAATTTATTGATGCAGATGACCATGCTAGATTATTTGAAGTAAAAAAACAAGAAGAAGATTTTTCAGAAACACTTTTCTCATATACAAACAAAGAAGTTGATCATATTGTTGTAGGAGATGATTGGTTTACTAAAACAGAAGAAATTATGGCATATTTGGGAATAGTTAATTCATTTAGGTTAAAGAAGTTCTTAATTGATTATATCAAAGTGTATAAACAGAAAAAACAGTTATACACAGATACATTCTCAAAATATCTATAAATAAAAAAGATTATTCCTCGATAGCTCAGTTGGTAGAGCAGTTGACTGTTAATCAATTGGTCGCAGGTTCGAGTCCTGCTCGAGGAGCCAATGGAAGGGTGGCAGAGCGGTTGAATGCACCGGTCTTGAAAACCGGCAATGGGGCAACTCATTCGAGAGTTCGAATCTCTCCCCTTCCGCCATTGGAGTATAGCCAAGTGGTAAGGCATCGGTTTTTGGTACCGACATTCCTAGGTTCGAATCCTAGTACTCCAGCCAGGCGGGCGTAGCTCAGTGGTAGAGCGATTCGTTGCCAACGAATAGGTCGTCGGTTCGACCCCGATCGCCCGCTCCAAGAAGGCGTATAGCTCAGTTGGTTAGAGCATTCGCTTGATAAGCGAAAGGTCGTAAGTTCGAGTCTTACTACGCCTACCACTTTTTGGCTCTGTAGCTCAGTTGGTTAGAGCATCCGACTCATATTCGGAAGGTCAGAAGTTCGAATCTTCTCAGAGCTACCATAAATACGTTATAGGAAAAGATTATGAGAAACGTTTATATAATATTAGGATTAGCAACAGCCTTAACAATAGCACAATTATTGTTCGGACCAGCAGTAGCAAAAGAAGTTACTATGAAAGTATACAATTACGAAATCACTAGAGTAATTGATGGTGACACAGTAGCCTTTGCGGCACCATTTCTTCCAGAACCATTAAAGAAAGAATTAAGTATTCGTGTTTATGGAGTTGATACACCAGAAAAAGGTTGGAGAGCAGAATGCGAAGCTGAAGCCAAGTGGGGCGAACAAGCAAGTCAATTTACAAGAGATCAATTAAACAATGCCAAAAAATTACAAGTAGCTATTGCCAAATGGGATAAGTTTGGTGGTAGAGTATTAGGAGATGTCATTATTGATGGTAAAAGTCTTAGACATATGCTTATTGAAAAAGGATTTGCCAGAGAATACTACGGTGACAAAAAAGAATCCTGGTGTTGACATAT